ACGACTGAGGTTGACGCACACCTACGCCGAAGCAGTGGCGCCCAGGGTAGTCCAGAGCGGATTTCCCATATCACCGAACGTACTCACACTGGGGGTAGACTCAATACCGCCTGGACCAAAGTGGTCGCGCACGGGTGACTGAGGTTCCAGCATGTCAGTGAAAGGTATTTTCTCGCAACCGGACCGGACCAATGCGAACCCAACGTTACCCCCTCCGGCAAGGGACCATCCGTACTGGCGTTGGGCAGCCTTCACCTCACGCGTTTCCAACAACGCGACCAGGCTCACACCCCAACTGGTTAGGCAGCTGGAGCTGGAAGAATAAGGCGCTTCAAAGGCACACCCCATCAATGTACCTGCGGCTTCGGATCATGGCCTTGGGGAAGAGACAGGATGCTCCCCAATCCACGGTCACACATCTATGATGAAGAAGACGTGTGGTTTTAAACTATGGCCGCTCAGCTTCTCGATGCCGAGAGCGGTAGTTCTGCGTGAAAACGCCACCGCCCTGGTCACCCCGCGTACATATCTGACTTGTTTTCGAGTGGTGCTTCGTCATCCGTCTTTGGTCCGTCAGTTTTCTATGCAAGTACTAAGGACACGAAGAGGAATATCTAGATCACGTAATCGAACATAAAGCCAAACTAACAATACATACAATGCTACATAACATATCAGTGCACTATAGGTGAAACACATGGAGTTTTAAGACTTCCAGGTCATTGGGACTACCTCCCTCACTCGAAGAACCGAGGGGAGTCCGGATGGGTGCAGACCGTCGAAGAGCGCTGAATAGCTCTCAATCTCCGAAACGGTGGCGTCGTACCCGCATCGAGCGAGTGTGTCCGCGAAATCGACGCTGTGGAGAACCCACTCTGCCTTCAACTGAATAACTGCCTCGGAGCGTGTTGGGCAGCCAGTGAACATAATGGACTCTCTATCCCAAAAGTCATCAATGCGATCTGTGAGTGACTCTGCGTAGTTGAAGCAAGCTGCGGAAAGTATCGGGCACACTGCCGCGACCTGGTAGGCGCGGGCGATGTATGTGCATGCTGTCATGGAATTCAGCTTTCCTTCATTGCCTTGCTTAAAAGCCTCGATAATGGCTGGTGATACGCTTAGTCCCGATGCCTTTACGAATTTCCTCATATCTGGACAATAAACGCCGGTGGGTCCGAAGTTGTCGACCTCGATCGCGTGACCGATGAACATGCCGATGTTCTCACCGTGTTTCAGCTTCATGTTAAAGCCGCAGAATTTCCAGTCTTCC